AATATTGCCATTTATACATCTTGTTAATTTCCCAGATTTACATCCAAAAACCTTAATAAAATTAAAATTAGTCGGTGAATCTTTAATGTGTAAAGAGTCTAAATTAAGGGCACTACCTACCTGAGTAATATCTATTGCATATTCGGTTGACTGGTGGTCAGTTACTAAAATATCAGTGATATTTAAAGAATCAGAATTCCCATTATTTTGTATTATCGCTCTTTTAAGTGAATCGAAATTTAAGTAATTAAGCGCGGTTGATGCATAAGAAATAACCCCGGAAATAGTTGAACCGCTTGTGCCAATAAAAGTAATGTTTTTTACTTCTCCACCCTCATTTGGGTTGAGGATATCCCCAGTATCGCTATCATCACTATCGTTAATTTTCACAAAAGAGTCACCTATAAACTCTTCAGGATCTTCAATGAATTTAACATCTTCTAAACTAGAACCAATTAACGAGACATAAGCTGGAAGATGAAGAGTCGATCTTAAGTTGTATTCACCTTTTCCAAGAAAAGCATTTTTCCCAGCCGCAGCGGCTACATCAATACAACGCTGTAAAACAGCGTGATTATCAGCCAAATCGGTAGCCGCACCAAATGCTTTTGCATCAACAAAATTTCCAACTCTCAAAACAAGTGATAAGGTGGCAACTCCGGTGCACTGAACTATATCAAATGTGTTTTCGGTAACAGAAGAGGATAACACAATATCCCAAATACCGCCTCCACCATTTCCAGTGGTTCTCTCAGCTACAACAACCGCTTGACCAACTCGAATGAGCGTGTCTGCCACAGCAGTTGCTAAAATAGGATATTGACGCGAAAACATCTTTTTGATTGCATCAAAATATTGTGAATTAATAGCCGTGTCAGGTTGTTCAGATGGAGTAAAACCAGCTTCTAATAATATTGATTGCTGAAATCCGAAAATGTCGTTGGTGAGCTCTTGTTTCCAAGGTGTTCCAGTTCCATCACCAGATGTTATTACGTCTCTGGCTTCACCTTGTGGATAGTTGCTGTTTGTTCCTGCCGTTTTACCGGGAAACTCTGTTGCTGGTTTTATAGCCATTATATTTCTCCTTAAATGTAATCTACCATTAATACTAGCCACTGCTGTGTGGGGCATATTTTAAGGCATAATGTTTCAAATTCTTCTCTACGCGATAATGGTACTGAAGCTTTGTCACCAAAGTTTTCATCACCAATATATAAAAAATACGGCCATTTTGTAGAGTCTGGTGGTACCGTATATCTTTTGTAACTTCCAGTGAATCCGATCTTATTAACTAAAAGGCTTCCATCTCCTTCTAAAAAGTTGCCATCCTCCGCAAATTCTTCACCACACGCTGCAAGTGGTTCTCCACAATCAACGCCAGGATAACTTTCAGTATATTCTGCCGATACATACAAAAGAGGGTTTCTAGGAGTTGCACAACCGGGAACACCCACAGCGGGTTCCGTGCCTGGTACCCACCATTCGTGAATATAAACTGGAAACCCAGCAGCTTGCAAACTATCTTGAATATATCTTGGATCTTGACCACCCAACGCCTTCCAAGCGGCATCAAGTGCGGTCCTTCTTTCAGCATCAGATAAAGCAGAGTTAGATAAATTAAACTGTTTTTCCCACTTGTCTAACTCTCTTGTTGTGCCTGGGAAGATATCTTCCCAAATTTTATCAAAGAACAGCTTTACATCTTCAGGGATTCCAGAAAGTCCAATAAAAAAGTCTCTCAACTGTTTTATTGCTGTTATGCTCCAAGCTTTTGCGCGGGGGAGAAGATGTTTATATAAATCTAAAAAATTCATACTTCAAAAGTCACTGATAATGATTTTGATTTTTCGCCAACTCCTAAAAAGTATCTGTCGGTGCGAACAGCATCTAAATATATAATTGCATCGTCAAAAACTCCACCTGCTGCACTCACGATATCCTCAACATCACCGGCAACGGCACTACGGGAAATTATATCTTTTCTAGGGAGCACCGAAAGCACAGGTATAAATGGTGCAGAATTTGCATAATACTCATCAACTGCGGTGGTTATATCGGTTTGTACTTCGGCTTCATTCTCAACGGATAAACCTGAGACTATTACATCAAAACCAACTCTAGTAATTGGATAAGTGTTGGCTAAAGCGTTGGCAGGTCGTCTGGTTGCTAAACCATTATCATCTAAATTAATAGAGTCTAAAACTTCCTGTAGTTGCGCGCCTGTTGGAATACCATCTGTTTCTGTAGCACTTTCAACATATACATCAACTTGGCCGGGGCAAGCTCCTGTGTAGGGATAAATATTTAATATCCCCGCAGGTTCTTCTCCCCAAATTTCATAGTCCGCGTAAGCTCCACCTTGTGGCCTTTTTTGGAACCTGTCAATAATCCGTTGCCGGTAAGCTTCTACACTCTCTCCATCCGCACCAGTTGCCAATTGAGTGTCAACAGTTGCATCACGAGCAACATTTGGAAGAGGATTCGCAAATGATACGGTTGCACCAATATCAAGATTCCCAATTTCACCGGAACCACCACCACCTGTTTGATCTGATGCGGCCCTTATTGTAGCCTGTACAACGGCAGAATCCAGCAAAACGGAGCCGATTGTTATGTATGTTACGCCGTTATCTGAATTTATAAGTTGGCTGTTTGATAAAAGTGTGCCCGTTTGGTTTTCAACCGTGATATTAATTATCATCTCCGCTTTTGTAGCAGCCGCAGGATCTCCAACACCAATAAGCCGCCCCCACTCTTTTAAGGGAGAAATCCACACACCATTAACCAAAGTTTCTTTGATGGTGGCGGTGGTGACAAACATCTGCAAAAATATAAATCCACCATATTTATAAAGCACCACCACAATCCCAGCAAGAGCACTCGCTAAAACTCTGTTGAATGCTTTTGGTAAAAGAGGGATTGATTGGTTAAAAGCAAGCTCTAATTGAGAGATAATATTATTTTTAATCTCGTCTGTGGTTGGTACTTGTGGTGCCATTATGAATTTCTCCAATTCTCTTGAAAACTAAGCTCAATCTTTTCGCCATTTGCAGTTATAGTTATGGTTAATCCAATTCTATTAATCCCCGGCATAGTTGCGGAAACTTCCACGGAAGATGCGACTTTTAACGATATCATCCAAGCAAGATCCTGTGTTGCAGCATCCTCAATTTTTTTAAGGTTGCCAGAAGTTGCGGGAATAGATTTTAACAAGTATTGTGTTTTGCTTATCTGTTTTTTTTCTGGTTCAGTCTCGTTTAAATTACCCCAATATGTTTTACTAGAATCAGAACTCCCGTCATCATCCTCGTTTCCTCCAAAGAGAGAAAGATAAGCAGCTGTTTCAAGTCCGCCATTCATCTCTACAATACCGCTGGATACCGATATCTCGCCATCGTCTGGGGTTTGGAATAGTTTTACATCACCATTTTGTGGCACATAAGATTCGTTTTTTAGGGTATCGTCCAACCCCCAAAGAGTAAATCCCCAATCTTTGCTTCCCCAAATTTTCATGCATCAACCATTCTTTGTTATTAAATCAATCAAGAATTCTTAAGCCAAACTACTCTTTAACAGGATTAAACAGGCTCCTCAACTGGATCAACTTCTCCAAACTCCGCAATCATAGCACCACAATAACCTTTAGTAATACCGTCATTAAGCTTCGTTAAGTTCTCCTCATTAACCTCTAAGCCTAAACCGTTCAAAGCCCAACTAAACAGATTTTCAAGATCAATGTTTTCTAGCATTAACTTAGTATCTCCATAAGGCTTTGCATCTTCAACTATTTCATCATTGCCATTAACCTCAACTAAAGAGGTATGACAACGCACTTTTGTATCTAGTGCAGAAATAGATTCAAAATCTGTTACACCTATCTCAATAGATGAAAGATTTAACTGTCTATTGCTTCCAGTGTTTTGTTGGATTAACTTGTTATCGACCGTGTTTTTTAATACCATTTTACTTCTCCTTATGCGTTTGTTATACTATCTATTCTGGATGCCTTAGAAGCGCACTGGTTACCACAACCGTGTATGAAATGTCTGAGCCCAACTTCTTCTCAACCATCACCTCATAATCTAAGACAGAGCCAGCCCTAACATACACCTCTATTATGGAGTAGTTTTTATTTGCAGTGCTGTTTCCAACTGAGTTAACTCGTAGCGTCAGTGTCGCCCCTGTTAATCTTGAATAATTAATTGTAAAAGTGGACCCATTTGAGGTTGCCTTGTGTAGTGCCAAAGAATTGCCGTAATAAATATACTCTTGGATTAATTCTTGAACAGCCTCAACACTTGTGTAATTTTTAAGCCCTGCAAGAATAGTACTTATTATATCGGTTGTTACTGCTCCACTCATTGTTGGGTCGGTTAGAGTTTGATCTGTAGAAGTTCCGTTGTTTTTATCTACTTTATCAATAAATGGCAAAGCTGTTTCGGCAGTCCAAAGACCTATCGCGCCAACTAAAGGAGGATTAACTTCTAATTTAAAGTTAAACTGATCTAGTGTCTCAATCTTAACATTGGTCAAACCAGTAACAAGGCTAGGTGTAAAAGCTATATGCCCTTTATTATTTAATGGGTCTGATATTTGTGCGACATAATCAACCTTGGCTAGACAAGGGCCTGAGTCGCTAGTTCTTCTTTGATTTGTTATCCAAGTTGTATCATTTCCTGCTGTATCATTTTGTCCTCTAGAACTCATTGCAACTACAGCAGATGGAAATTCAACACTTCCATAACTCAAAGTGATTCTAAAAACTCCCCCAAGTGGGTTGGCAGCGGTTGGGTTTATTTCTGCACTCTCCCCAAAGAACATCCCACCAAAACCAAGCGACCAATCCTCAGGAACATAAACATCATTATAAACAGTTTTCCAAGCTCTAGCATCTAATCCATCCCTAATATCACTATGAGCCGCACCGCTTACATTGTGAGTAGAAACGGCACTATCAGCAGTTCCCATAGGATCAGCACCCACATCTTCTGCATCTAATACTACTCCACCAGTTTGACCATTAACAGAATCAACGGGGGCAGTGTCTAACTTGTTGTTGATAATTTCTGCATTATTCTCAAAACCTGCATTATATTCCCCAGGCTCATCACCAATTTCTGGAAAATACACATCACCTTTAAACCCACCCATAATCTACAACCTTTTCTAATTACAGCACCACGATGAGTAACTGATTTTGGATTTAATGAAAAACTTATCTATAAATTATATTATGCAACTGCTTAAACTCGAACCAACTCAACTTTTGAACCACTCATATCCGCGGTTGATTCATTGGAGATATCCGCTGTTGGTGGCAATCCAACAACTGTTGGCCCACCAGGAACATAAGCTGCCGCAAAAGTGTTCCAATTAGCAATATGAGAGTTTAAATCATCTTTTAGTTCATCGTAAGCTGTTTTCAACTCTTCATATTTAACCGCATAATCAGTACCACCGTTTAAAACAACCTCTCCGTTTTTCTTAAGCCAAACTTCTGCTTTCTCGTCTCCGTTTTCGTCACGGGAATATAACCGTTTTTCCCCTTTTTCTGCTTTTTGAGAGTTCTTAGGGTCAAGGTATCCAACCACAACACCGTTTCCAGTTCCATCAATTTGCACAACCACAACACTATCTTTTGGGAGTGGGTGTGAATCATCACCGGCAGAAGAAAAATGCTCTGCAGTTATGTTTGATCCACCACCCCGATCAACTTTCACATCAGAAACAGGAGTATCGTTGCTTGTGGATCTCGTAAATGACAAAAGAAATGCTATAAATCCCATGGTAGAACCTCTGGTATTTCCCCGCTATAGACTTCTGGAAATGTAACAGTTAATATCGCAGTTTCAGAAGCTCTATCTTTGTTTAAATCTAAAGATTTAATAATAAATTTATATGGTTTATAGATCATTGCATCCGGTGCTGTTATCTCAATTATATCGCCTTTCTTCCACTGTTCACCGTTCGGAGTGTTCCAGGAAGAAACATTTACGCTATAAGTAACAGCTTCACCAAACATTCTCCCCATTTTAGCTTTAACGGCTTTTTTAATATCAGAATCTTCAGTATCTGGTACCGTAAAAGATAACGGTCTAATAACTCCGTTTAAATGTGGGTTTTTTTCGGTATACTTAGAGCCTTTTTTACCTGTTTTAGTGGGTTCAATTCCTGTAATATGGCTGTAATAATTTTGGGGGTCTATGTTTGGTGTAACAGAAACTAGTGGCGATTCACCCTGCTTTAAAATTGCCACAGGTGTCGCATCAGTTTTTAGCTCGTAAATTAACAGTTCTCCCAAATTATTATCGGTAATTAATAAACCCCTCTGTTTCGCAAGCCCTATCAAAAAAGAGAGAATATTACTACCTGTACTCAAACTAACCTTTTTAAATACAGCACCCGCACTTCCACTTAATACCGCGGAAAGTCCAAAAGGTTTTAATAGTTTATCAGCAATCTCTTTAATTGTTTGCCCGTTAAACTCTAAGGGGAAAGCGTTGGCAGGTGCGGAGCAATCCCCCAAAACACCAGGAGTTGCATATGCAGTAACAGACATTGTTTTTCTATCAGGTTGCAAAACAGGGTTTACAGGTAGAACTGTGCCAGTAAAAAGAGGGTCCCCACCAACGGTAACAGTTGTGTTTTTGTAACTCAATGGCTGGAATGTCTCTTTAAACTTATCCGCTTCGTGGTCAAAAGGTGTGGAAAAATCAATAGTAGATATCTTATCAATCCCTTGAGATATTTTAATCTTCTCCCAAAATCTAAACCGCTCGTTGTTTATTAGCAACGCAACTTCATTTGGGTTGCTAGATTGTGCAGAACTTGCTTTATCTGTTGGCGTATTTGGTAAAGATGGTATTGTTAATGATGTTCCAACTATAAGAGGTTCTGTTGATCCGGGATTAGCCCCAAATATTGTATCGGCTTCCTGTTCAGAACCATAAACTTTGCGAGCGATAATCTCAAATGTATCACCACTAATTACTTTATACGTAGTAGACAATTTCTCTGCCTCTTGGTAGCTCCAATATTTCCGAGCCTGTTAAATCATTTGTATTTATTAAAAAATCTAACTTTTCGTCAATTACTCCGTAAAGCTCTGCGGTCAGATCAATAATTGATCGTGGACGGTCTAATACTATTTTAGACTCCTGTTTTAAAGAGAATGATATCTGAACTAGAAACCCGGTAACAATTGCCACCGCTTGCTGAAGCTTTTGATATGCTTCACCTGTATCAATAACTTCATCAGTTGGCTTTGAACTCTCATCTAAAGATTTATAGTTTTCATCTCTCCAAGCTACAACTAAGTCAAATTGTCGCATAATCTCTTCCGCGGCAGTTATCGCATTTACTTTAGTCTCAAACTCGTTATTAATAACAGATACAATTGATCCTGTAACATAAGTTGATGCATAAAGATCTTTAGTTAGAAACTCGTTTAAATTACTAGAATCATTCCCAACTTTTGCAGGTTCACCACCTAATAACGAGCTAATAAGATTCCCATAAGCATCTAAACGAGCACTAATCAATGTTAATGCCCTTGCAGGTGCTTGAATCATTAAAGTAGTTTGAAATGCAGTTGTTAAAGGTCCACCCACAAATGTATCTAAGTTGGAACTAATAGAGTCACTAATTGCATTAAACTGATCGCTAACGTTCTCCTGCGTGTCGGCAATTGATTGTAAGTTTGATTTTGTGCCATCTAAAAGAGTTTTAAACTGATCTCTAAACGTTGCAACTTCTATTGCACTATCCAAATCAGTCGCGCCGTCAAACTGTTCAGATGCGGCGGTGTTATACTCATCAATAGATTGTGTAACTAAGGATGATGGGTCGGATTGTACAGTAGGATAAACTAAACCTGTAGTTTCCCAAAATGTAACTTCTAAAATTGATTGATTAGCAGCCGTTTTTAAATCATCTCTCCTCGTGATATTCCCAAAAGGTACAACATCAACAGGATCATAAATTGGATGTTCTAAAAAACCAATACCAGTTTCTAAAAGAGCACTTTCAAACTCTTTTGTCTCCAAGTCGTAATCATCCCCCCAAAAGATTATTCGCAGTGGGTAACGGCGACCTGAGTGGCCTAAATCCTGCACATAAGTGCCATTAGCATCGGGAAATTCAAAGCCGGCTGTTTTCTTATTAATTATAGAGCTTACATCCTCATAGTCAAAATTGATCCTAATCCCTCATAGTCAAAAGTGATCCTAATCCCTGATGGTGAAGTGTATGCGGCCTCTCTTATCCTATCATTCCAAGCCATTAAAAAGCCCCTGAAGGTTGTAGTTTTATTCCATTGCCTAATGAGCCGCTGGTAACCTCTGCACGGCCTGTTTCGTCTTTAAGCGTAACTTCTGCACTGCTTGTGGTTCTTCGCTCTTCAATGCTCTTCGCAACTCTATCTTGAGGGGACACAACGCCACTATCTTTTCGGTTATCTTCCAAAACTTTATCACCATAATCATCACCCTCTAAAAGGAACCCCGCAGTGGTTTTGATGAAAGAGCCAAATCCTTTAACTTTATCAACCCCTTTCATAAATTTATTAATTAGCGGCATTATCTTATCCATAGCGGCTTGAGTTGCAGAAACAATCCCGCCCCAAAAAGTTTTGAAGAATCCTTTTATTGGTTCCCAGTTTTTCTTTATCGCAATTGCAAGTGCAGCAAAAGCGGTAATTGGGTTGAATAGGCTTGCAATAGCTATACCAAATTTAACAATCCCCGGCAATGAGTCATAGAAGCCAATTAATATACGCCCTAAATCTATAAATAAACCACCAATAAATTTTAGAACAAGAAACATAATTTTAACTAATCCGATAAAAATTCTTATCGGAGCAAACGCTGCTTTAATAGCCAAACTAAATATTTTAATTGCAGCAGCACCAACAGCTGTTTTCTTTAATTTCATAAAAAGTATTGCCAACAAACCTATTAAAATGGCAATACCTATGATCCACAATGTTATTGGATTAGCAGCCATCACCAAGTTTACAACCGTTAAAACAAGAGAAAGAGTATTCAAAACAGCAACAAGAGAATAAAACACAGCCAACCCAATTCCGATTCTCTTAATCCATTTAACAATTGTTCCAAAGTTATTTACAATCTTTAAAAAGAAACCACCGATATTTTGAGCAAGCATCTTCTCATTTGCACGTACCCATTCGGTCATTTTATCAACCGCACCATTAAGAGCTTCATTATTGAGTGCGAAAATTGAAATTTTAACACCTTCAATTGCAGAGGTTAAAGAGTTCAAGCGACCTTGCAAGGTGTCACGCATTGTTGAAGCCATCTCTTTAGATGCACCATTTGCGTTATCTAACTCTTTTTTTAATTCTCTAACTTTATCAATTCCAGTTGCAAAAATTGCACTCGTACCCGCCAATGCACGTTTACCAAAAATAGCATCTAAAGCCACAAGCCGTGCCTTAGAACCGACCTTCGGCAAAGCTTTTTCAATATCTTCCATAATATCAAGATAATCACGCATCTGTCCGGTGCCATCGGATGTTTTAACATTAAGTTTATCCAACGCTTCAGCAGCAGGTTTTGGAAGAGAGGCAAGCCGCGTAAATACATTTTTGAGAGTTGTACCGGCTTGAGATGATTTAATAGAACTCCCAGCCATTACACCAAGCAGTGCAGAGAATGTTTCAATATCTGCTCCCGCTTGGTTGGCAATTGGTCCCGCACCTTTTATGGTTTCAAATAGTTGTTCCACATCGACATTTACAGAGGTTGCGGTTTTGGCTAATACATCGTTAACACGGGCTAAATTTTTAACAAGTTGTTCTGTGTTTTCAACA